CGACGGGCAGTTTCTACAGCAAGGTCTTTCAGTTTAACTGTACCAACAGCAGTATGATGAGCGGCGACAAATACGGTTTTGTCTTTATATGCAGACGGGAAATCGTGAGCAACACCAGACCGCAAGACATGTTCGCCGTCCGCTCCCCCAATAGTAAGATGAGGAACTTCAATGATATTGAATCCTGCGAGTTTGGTAATGTTCCCATCAACAATAGTACCAACAGCACCATAGTCACGGTTGATAGCATTCCACGAATTAATGAGAGCTGCTACCCCTTCTGGTTTCATATAGACATAGCGTTCATCATTGGGTACGTACTGATTAGAAAACTTAGCTTTCAGTTCGAGAAGCATCTGAACAATCATCTTACCTTCAGCTTCCGTAATACCAATGTCACCAGAAGCCAGCTTTTTCTCAATGATAATACCTTTACCAAGACCTGTAATGTTTTCAGTATTAGCAATAGCCAGTTTAGCAATTTCAGCAAGAATAGCACCATCGGCAGACAAAGCAAGTGCTTCACCCATCTGTTTGGAATATTCCTGTCGTACATCAAAGTGAGACATAGCTTCATAAATGTCAGTAATCAACTGGTCAGAAGTAAGCAAGCCATCAATACCAATAACTTTTTCGTTATGTGGAATGGCTTCTCGTACGTCATCCAAAGACTGGCCCGGTGCAAGATAGTGAGCAGTAGCCCGTCCCATTACAGGAAAGCTTGCCGACTTGCCACTGGAAATAGTACGAACGATATGATTATTCACACTTTTAGAAGCTCTGTCGAATGCAGAAATAACTTCACCACTGAATACTTTAAGAAAACCCTGCAAAGCATCAGACTGCCCCTGATTAAGACCGGGCTGAGAAATATTTGTTAAATTTGCCATATTAATTAATCAATCTCCTTTTGTTTAAAATAATTTAGAATTAATAACTTTTTGTTCAACTTCATGAGTATAGGCTTTGTCTTTACCGTACCGAGGGTCAGACATAGCTTTAATCATGTCCTGTCTAGAAGTGAAGCCTGCGTTTCCGCTGCCTGCCCCAGAAGAACCACTTCCCATAATAGTACTTTTCTGTGTACCCTGAACTGCAATCATGTCAGACTGGATACCAGACAGCATCGTCTTAATTGCTAACACATTGCCACTATTCATTGTGTCATTCCACATTTTCTGATAGCCTGCATTCTGTGTCTTTGCAAAATTCTGTAATTTAGTAAATTGTTCTGCACCACCTACACTTTCTACAACATGCATAGCAAGCCGTTCATACTCAGCTTCCATACCATTGATGTACGCATCTACTACGCTCTTAGGGTATCCAGCCTTTTCTAATGCTTCCAAGGATTCTTTGGACAACTCACCGTTATCTGTATATTCCTTTTCAAGAACATTCCAATCGACACCTTTGTTAGACAAATCATTTTTAAGATCTGTATTTGCCTGTGTCTGAGCATCAATACGTTGCTGTACATTCGCATCTACATCCTGCCCAGTAGGTTCATTCGTCTGCTCCTCATTCGTAGTAGTCGTAGATTCATGAGTATCCCCTTGCGCTTCGATAGTAATATTCTGATTTGTCTTAATTTCTACATCATTGTTTTCCACTGTGGGAGTAGTTTCTACATTAGTCAATTCATCAGCCATTAGTTTCGTCACCACCTTCCTTTACTGCTTGCATTGCCATTTCCTGCCCCATAGCCATTTGCTGTTCTTCCTCTATCTGTTGCTGTGTCTTAATCAAACCTTCTGTCTCTACACCAACACCAGTAAATAAGTTAAGAAGCATGACATTCCAGTTAATCATTTCCTGCGCTCCTGGTATCTGTGAAATAAGATTCAATACAGTAGCATATTTTTCAAGATCATGCCCTCTTCCCAGTGCTTCAAGACCAGTAGTAATAGTAGGCTCTACTGTCCCTTCTGGTAAATTCGGAACTTCACCTGTACTCTGTAACTGATTAAGGATACGCCGTACCAACGGCAATTGAAGCTCTTGAGACAAAATAGAATAAACTCCACCGAGAGTATCTTCAAGTTCAGACGCTACTGTTCGAACTTCTTCAGCGGTTACTCGTTCAGCATTCCGCTGTACTACAGAAGACAAAAGGAACGCAAAAGACAACCGATTTTCTATAGCATCGGCCTGCGCCTTTGTCATATTGAAGTCATAATATTTGTCCAACTGTAATACATCGACGTCTTCCTTACGACCTGCAACAAAATCACCACTGGTAGCATTTTCCAATTTCTTAACCCTTGTTACACCATTGGGATTTACAAGGAAGTAGATATTAGCTGCTATAGTTGACAGTTTGAACATGGCTTTAGACAAATTTTCCAAAGAGTTTAAATCACCTAAGTATTCT